ACAACTCCATCATCGAACAGATTCGAATCGTGTGGAGTAATAGACAGCATATCTTTTACTGCGCCTGTAAGGTTGTTACCTATACCTTTAAATGGATCGTTTGACATAATAATTTCCTGTTTGAATTGGGTTGATTATACTAAAAATTGGTTAAAAAATATACAGCTATTGTAAGTCTTCTAAAACTTCTAGAGGTGTGTCACCTGGTTTCCACCAGTAACTAGCTCCATAATCTTTTTTGGCTCTTCGCTCTTCTCGTTTTAGCTTTCTTTTGTATTTTGGGTCTGTCATAAGTTTCACGCTATCAAACATAGAGTCTATAAGAAGCTGCGCTTGCCATGCTCCTGGAGTTAAATCCTCGGCAAACTCAATGCCTTCTCTTAGTAAATTTGTTTCATCACCTCTAACTGCCTGCCAAACATTTCCAGCCGTGAGTTTAACAAAATCATTTATTGTGCCAGCTTTAGGCCCAATAGCAGTATCTACCCAAGACCGCCCATACTTATTAGGGTCTGCCATACCAAGATCAGCAGCCAATGAACCTGCACCTCCTCTAATAAAAGCATCAAACCACATCATCGCATTCATTTCTCTTGGCTCTCTGCCTCTTATAACATCACCAACCATCAGTGAAGCTGCCCCCATTATAGTCGTCCCTATAGCAAATGTTCCTAGATAAGCAGCCTTGCCTGCACCAGTTTGCTTAGTCATTGACATTGTCCACTGGTTAGTTGCAACTGTAACAGGAAAGTTTTTTAGCATCATAGCCGATCTAGCAACCTGCCCTGCGCCTGTCATTCTTTTAAGGCCAAAAGTAGTTATTGCTTGAGTTCTTGCATCCGAAGTAGGAACTGCATACTCCATTTCTTTTAAAACCATCTGATGAAACAGGGTGCTTTTATCTTTTGTTAAGTCTGCAAATTTTGATTTTCTTAATGTTAAGGGAGTTGTTTTTCTAAAGTCGTCCCACATTTCTCTGGTAATACCATTGCTTATTAGCACCTCAACAAAATCTAAATCGTCAAATGTTTTGTGAAAATTACGCGCAAGCATAGAACTAAACTCCATAGCAAAACCTTTCTGGTTAGCTTGAGTCCATACTTCTAACGAGCTAAATCTTAATACGCCTTCAGCTAACTTTGCTGTAATGCCAGTACCATAAGTATCTGAAAATCTATTTAATGAGTGCGCTCTTCCAAGGACAGTATCTATTACAAGCCCCATAGATGATAGCAATTCTCTCTCTGCCTTACCGGCACCAACACCCATTTTTACAAAGGTGAATAAGCTGCGTCTTAAGGTTTTTAAGTAAGGCATTTTATTGGTGTGAGCCGCTAAAGCAATAGTTACTTGGTCAGTAAAAGATGCAAAAAAAGCCGCACCTAATTTGCCAGCAATTTCTAAATTACTCCAAGCCTGATTAACGTCAGCAGCAGTAGTTAAATGACCGCCGTTAATTTCACCGCTAACAACTTTGTAAACAGCATCATAATGTGCCAGCCTAAGCTGAGATATTTCTTTTCCTCTTTTCATGCTTTCTACTTCTGCGTACTTCCTTAAAGCCTGATACATATTGGCAGGATTACTTCCTAAAACCTCAATTAAAGCAATGTCAGCAGCGTTGTTGTCAATCATATCAGTCATCGTAGTAAAAATATCGCCCTTACCAAACTTGGCTTGATAATCCATCCACGACTGACCATTTTTAAAATGCAAAAATCTTTTTTCAGACCCTTTCTTAGAAAGTTTGACCGATACTTTAGTAGGCCCAAATATGCCTTGAGCTTTATTCAGTCCGTCAGTTCTAAAAGTGTCATATACAAACTCAAGAGATTTCATCAAGTCTTTTTCTGACAATACCTTTCCTGCATCATCAAGCATTTTGTTCGGGTCTATGCGATCTCTAACAAACTCAACATATTCTTTTTTTGTAACATTTTTAATTCTGCCTCTATCATGTCCTTGGGGCAAAACATAAGAATCTAGTTTAGAAATGTTACCTCCAGATTCATTAAAATGCACCCGCATATTTTCTGTCATCTTCTTAAAGTCATCTGCCAGCTTCACAATTGTAGGGTCGGCAATATTTTCTCCATGCAGAGCGCGAATAAATAAACCTAAACCCTGTTTGTCACCCTGCATAAATCCAAAAAATTTTGTCTTAAATCTTTCTATAACTTCAGTAGCTTGGGCATCATATCTATTTCTATAAGTTTTTTGAAGGTAATCAATATTCCCATACTTAGCTCTTTTGGTTAAGTCTTTTCCTAGCAAAGAAACTAATCCTAGCCCAAGTCCACCAGGGTGAGATTCCATGTGAGCAATAGCGTCAGACACCCTAATAGCATCAACCATAACGTCACGTTTTTTTTGGCTTAACTGTCTAACTGATGCTCGAATAATATCTTCTGGGTCAGTGGCCCCTAAATTATTCTTAAGGTTAAACTCCAGGGCTTCTTTAATGCCCCTGTTAATTTTTTTATCTGCTGCTGCTAAGTTAATGCAATATTGTAAACTAGCCACGGGTACACCTCAAAATATTTTCTAATTGGTCAAGCTCTTCATCTAAAGTTTTTATTACAGTTTGTGCGTCAATTATATCTTCACCATCTAATGTTAGCTTAAATTCCAAAGAATTATATCTAGCAACTTCAGCGTCAAATGCACTAGCAATACCCGCATCTTCTAATGCTTGTCGCTCTAAAGAAGTAGCAGGAGCCTTTGGAGGTGGGCGACTTGGTGGCCCAACAAAATCCTCTGGTTTTAAAGCAGTATTTTGTAATAAATTAAAAGCATCTTCTCTGGCCTGCATTAACCTTAAATCTTCAGCAACATTCTTTCTAAACAAGTCTGTCATTAAGCCTTCAAGGTCATCGTCAGATGTCTTAAGAATTAAAGCTCGCATATTCTTTAGTTGGCTTAAGCCTGTAGATTCTACAACAGCTCCATTAACAGTTGTTGTACTTTCCATGGCAGACTTAATGCTACTGTCTAACGCGTCCAACATTACTACTTTGTTAGTAGCAGCATCTAAACCAGCTTCTTTGCCTACGCCGTAAATTCCAAGTATGTTATCAAGTACAGTTGGCCCTTTAACTGTTCGCATAGCATCACCCCATCGAGACAAAGCGAATACAGCTTCTGTTTCTGGAGTAGTGTTAGCAGTTATATAATCATCAAGCTGTTTTTGTTGTTTTGCCGGTAATGTTTTATTTTGTTCAATGCGGGTTAAAGCCTGCTCCGCTAAAGCCGAGGCTTGATCTCTTGCAAGAACTTTATTAATGCGATCTATGTTTCCTTGAATTAAAGCCTTCTCTGCCTTTATTGCTGCCTGCCGATTCTTCTCTAGCTTTTGAGCTTTTTTTGTTTTATTTTTGCTAACAGGCTTTGGTGCTAAAGGCTTGCCGTCTTTACCATATTTAATTTCAGGTAAATCCGCATCATCAAGTTGTTTAGCTAGTATCTTTAACTCAGCGACTAAACTTTTACGTTCTCCGCGAGCAATAGTTGCCCCAGCTCTAGTAAGCAAATCTGCTCTTGCATCTTGAAGCAACTTTGTTTCAAGTTTTGCTATATTCTCTAAAGTTGGAAGCCCTATTGGTTTTCCATCAACAGCCAAAGGCGAATTATAAGCCCTAGGAGCGCGAGGAAAAAGCTGCGGCTGATTAGCTATAGCGTTAGAAGACTTTGCAAAATAAGAACTAACACCGCTAATGCCAGCAGTTAAGCCAACTGTAAAAATTCCGGCAGAAAGAGTAACAATGCCAATCATCTTAATAGCATCTCCAGTAGTATATGGAGATTGAATATTTTGTTTGTGTTGGTAAACTGCTGCTTGTATGCCTGTTTCAGCTACAAGAGCAGTAGCCATTACGTTTCGACTATAATATAAAGACTTAGCTAAAGTAGACATACTTTGCACAGCAACACTTGCGCTACCAACAGGAACTAGCAATTGACTATAGTTAAGAGGGTCTGTCATATAAGAGCCAGCCATCCCTAAAAACTTTGAGCCACCGCCACCACGAGCCATGATTTCTTGATTTTCTTGCCTGCGGATTGAAATTAAATCTGCTTTTTCTTGAGCAAGTTCTCTGTCAGTTTTAACTAAACCAGTTTCTTTAGCAAAACGATTATAGTTAAATACGCCATTAGTTCCCTGATAACTTCTTAAATCTATTCCTTCTTCTACAAACCCACGAACAGTGTCAAAACGCTCTTGATACATCTGATTGTTATACGACCAAGACGAAGACCTCTCTTCATCTTGAACAAACTTATACGCAGCAGATCGAGTTTCAGCGCCGGTAGGGTTTACTAGCTCAGGTTTAAAAGGAGTAAGATTTTGTATTAAACTCCGATTGCCTTTGTCTGAAAGTATTGTCATTAATTATTTATCCTTTATAAAGAAACGAAGTACCATCTGCATTTTTACCTTCTACTTCTTCATCTTGAAAAAATGGGTTTTTACCTTCAGACATTCTTTTCTTTGCATAATCAGCAGCCTTTTCTTGTATTGCTTTTGGAATCTTTTCGCCCTCAGGTAATGTTCTTAACACTTCTACCTCTGCATCTGTAAGGGTAGGGATCATACTAGGAACTAAAGTTTCAACTCCATTTATCTTAACACCAATAGAAAACTCAGTCATAGTGTCTCCATCATCCCTTGTTACTGGCCCCAAGTACCCTATCTCTGACTTTACAGAGCCATCTGGACGAAGCATTGCTTGATCTGCACTTGAATTTATAATTTCAGGAGCAGGTTTTGTAGGCTCAAACCCTTCTGGGATTACTGGCCCTTCGCCTCCTGACCTTATCATTCTGCCAGGTTGAGTAACACTAGGAAACTCAAAGCCTGCCTCGTTTATTTCTTGGACTCTAAGAGCGTGTTTTTCTACATCTAGCTGATATTTAGCTTCAGCTCTTTGCGCTCTAGTTGATCCATTTTCAAGAATAGCATTATTAATAACTTCTGGAGTAACAGTGAAATACGCAGGAGTTATATTGTCAGCTTGAAATAAAGTACCTAGACTTCCATCACCCAGCACATATTGAGCTATATATAAGTTTTCACCTTTTACTTTTTTAATGCGCATATTATCTCTCATTGCAGGTAAAACTGTAGCAACCATATCGGTAGACAAACCTGGAACAACACGCGCTAACTCTTCAACAGACATATTGGTAAAGTAAGAATCAAGATCATCACCAGACACATCAATTGGTAAAACAGTATTATAACCTCTTAGATTATCAATGCCACCTGTCACAGCTTCAATAGAATCTTCAAAATCAGAGTCATTCATTATATGTTGTTTCTCTGCCCCAACGGTTGATACATAGTGAGCTATAGACGCATCAAGAATATCTCTAATGTCATCAGGGTCATAAGTATCTTGACCAACATATTCCATAAAAGTATTTTGCGGCTCAGAGGTATCGTCAAAAGAAAAAAGCCCTTTAACTTGTATTGCCTTTCCTTTAAAAATTCCTCTCGAAACTAGACTGTCAGGATTTCCAGCAGCCTGAGCATAAACTCCTGCATTTTTATCTGAAAACAAACCATATATATAAGAGTCGGAACCATACTGATTAAACAACTCAACTTGCTCATCAACTGTTAATTCAGGCACAGCCGCTACTAAAGCATTTGCTTCTGCATCAGTTAATATTGGAACATTACCTATTCTTCCAGAATAATGAATAGATGCTTCATTTGCCTGTGTTTTCCTTTGTTCAAGTTGTTCCTCGGTGGGGCTAAGTAAGTCAATAGGAACTGGATTAGCGTAGCCTTGATCTATAGCAAGTCCCATAGGGTCTTTTGCAAATGCATTTTGAACAGCCCTGTCAGTACTTAACAATAGTTGGCAAGTTGCCCCTGTTTTTGCGCCACCATCACAGGCATCATTAATAGCATTTTGTCTTGTTTCATAACTACTAGAAGAAAAAATAGAAACTTCTTGAGCTTTTTTAAATGCTTTTTCAAGCTGTGGATTTCCTTCTGCTGCTGCTCTGGCTGCCACTAAGTCCTCATCTGAAACTTTCTTGCCTAAATTTACGCGAGCAACAACGCCTTCCACTAATTTAACTTGCGCTTCAGTTTTAACAGCCTTGGCATTAATAAATCTATTGCGAACTGTATTTAAGTCTTCTTGCTTTTTATCTATAAACTGACCCCATTCATCTGGAGTTCTATCAGAAGGCACATCTCTTGAAATTTTGTCTAACATTGCGTATGCAGCAGGCATAGCTTCTAAGCTAGTGGCCAAATTCATTATTTTAGTAGAAGTTTTTTGGTCATAAATTGCTGCGTCTAAAACTGCGGTTTTGCCTGCAACATCATAGGTGGGATCAATTAATTTAATAGCTTCCATTTCATCAATAGCAGTTTGACGTTCCAGCGCAATTGCGTCTTCGTTTATACCAGAATCAACCATTTGCAAAACAGATTTAGCACTTCCTTCTAGCCCAGCTAAATGTTTATCCGTATTTCTTTTGTCTTCGGCTATATTATATTGTTCTTGTATCTTTAATTGATGCCCAAGCGCCCTTCCGGCAATAGAGTCATTTACTCTAGCTTTAATTTCAACATCGTTAATTGTTGCAAGAGTTGATTCCTGATAAAGTTTAATTGCAGCTTCAAAGGCAGCAGGGTCTTCTGCGTGTTCAACAGCGGCATTCTCTACTGTATCTCTAATTTCAGTGTTTAATGAAGTTAGATAAGCATTAGAGGCTTTTTGACCTTTTATAGCAAGAGCTTGTTGAGCAGCTTGATTGTACTGACTAGCACCAAATTTTCCAGGGGTAGCTTCTGGAGCTTCTAAAACCTCACCAGTTTGGGGGTCTATCTTACCAGCACCCTCCTCAACGGCCTGTGCGCCTGCCTTAGCGGCTTTAGCTTCAATTATGGGTCTACCTATAGCTATAGCGGTATCGCCTATAGTTTGGCCTAAACCAGCCAATGCTCGCATTTTAGCGCCAGCAGTTTGATCCACACCAGTGGGGGTAAACTTTCCAGTAAACCCAATTCTTGTTTGTCTAGGTTGTCTAGCCATTATAATTCCTAATATTTACGGGTAATCAACTGATGCTTGGTAAGCACTTGCGGCACCAGACAACAAGGTGCTTGCTGCTTGGTATGGGGCGGCGGAAAGAACATTAGATGCCTGCCTTTGTCTTTGAGAATAAGCAAGCCTATCAGATAACCCAAAAAAGCCTTCAGTTAAACTAGACTGTTTAGCGCTCTCTAACGAAATACTAGTAGGTGAGCCTTCTGTTTTAATACCACTAGCCGCCAGACCTACAGCATTAGCCGCAAGAGCAGCATTAAGTTTTTGTTGACGCTCCAACTCACGACCTTCTGCCGCCAATTTTTCTTGATCTGCTTGACGTCTAAGTTCTTCTGCTTGCGCCTTAGCAGAGTTCAGCCCTCCAACTACTTGAAGCAGTGTGCTTCCTACAATAGCCGCTACTAATGGAAATGCCATGCTTAACCTCTTATGATGATTCTACTTCATATTGAATTGATTGTAAGTGAAACGGTGTAGCATCAGGCACTGTGATCTCTGGAACCACCTCTGTTAGCCAACCATTACCACCTGCATCGTCTTCTATAATACCAGTTCTAGGAGTAAATGGGGTATTCAGTGGAGTATCTTGGGCATCGCCAAACTGCCTGATAGGTACAGCATTGCCATCAATGTAGATGCCAGCACTCTCATGCACCCGCAAGTTAATGTTAGTAATCTTCTTGCGCTTCATAGTGTTCTGCCCACTACGAGTACCTGGATTAGTGTTGAGTGGCATAGTCTTAACCTTTACAGGAAAGTTCAAGCCAATCTCTAAGTCTCTTGTGGTAAATCCATTAAGCTCTGCGGCAGTAATTGTTACACCATAATCACCACCGCTAAGTATAAGAGGTCTGTCAGCTAATACGTCACCATCTGCATTGACACTTATGGTATATCCTCTAAGTCTTGCGCCATCTAAAATAGGAACAAATACATCTGCATTTGGACTAGCTGCTGTAACGGTAACTTTGTAACTTGAGTCTAACAAATAATCAAAGTCCCATTTTTCAATATCAAGAGCAACGGTACTTGGGTTATTCTGTCTGCTTTGTATTACATACATTTCATCACCAACAGCAGAGCAAGAATTTAAGGTATTCTTTTTGATTACACCGCTACCATCATTATCGCCTTGGTTTATTCCAGACCACCGAGTAAATCCGTTAATATCTTGGTTACGCATTGTATTAAGAACACAGCCATTACCATCTTCATTAATAATAAATACCCAGTTAGCATCTTCGGTTGTAGTGCCAGACAAGATAGCAAAATCTTTTGGCCTGTTAATTAACTGAGAAGACAGTACCGACAAATCATTAGAAGTGTAAGCATCTTCATTAAAGCTATAAAGATATTGGCGAAGCGTATTACCGTTCTTATCAACAAATAAAGTTGCACCATCAATAGACTGAGCTTCCAGATTAAATGAACCATGCTGAGTCTGCGCTTCTACTTCAATAGTTGCTGGCGTTAAACCTGTAATAGTAAACTCTGCTCCTGCACAAAATACTTGCAGTCCACGATCAGGGTTGACATCTACAATGTTAGTTAGTTCGCGAGAATCAATTGTAATAAATATGCCATTGTCATCGTCACCTTCAATGCTGTAAAAATCTAAAAATGATCCAGCTCTTGAAGCAAACAAACTTTGTTGTCTTGGCTTTACACCACCTATCCATAGTCGGCCTTCATAAAAAACACCCTGCTTAGGGTATCCTCTTTCAATAACATATTTCCAAGTAACAGCTCCATCTGCAATTGCATCTCCAGTTCCTGTTGGCCCAAACCCTGCTGCCGCTGATGTTCCAGCAACAGTGCAAGAATACCAGTTGCCTGTAACAGTAAATACTTTGTCGCCAACAATGTAATCGTTAGCTGCTACCCAATTGTCAGGCTTAACACTCCATACAGGCTCATGTCTTGGAGAGCCTTGCTGAATAAGAGTAAAGCCTATACTGTCTGTGCTACCTGCATTTGAAGACGTAGGAAACCCAGAAAATAATTCAAACCTATCAGCAGAATCGTTAGCTATTTCAATGCGATATGTGTTACCAGCAGTTCTTGTTACTGTAATGCCTCGGTCATTAAAGACAGGCATATCTTGCAGACCTCTTTGCAAGTTAAAAGCTGTAGCACTGTTGGCGTCTGGATCATTATTATTATCGCCAGCAAAAGTAATGTTTTTACTTAACACACCTTGAACATCTATTTGATATGTTTCGCCCTTATTAAAGTTACTAAATAATATGTCTTGAATGCAAGTAACAGGGACAGGGCTGTACTTGTCGTCATAGTCCCACTCTGGCACATTAGCAAACGGAACCTCACCTGAAGTAAAGCCGTCAGGATTATCAGTACCGTCAAATATAATTCTCTCAGGTGGGTAGTTACCATGAAACATCAGCATTACGCCTTCTGTTTGAGTAACCTTAACATCATTAATATCTACTCCTGAATAAGGAACAATAACATCAGCTATATAAACTGTTTCCGAACTGCCCTCATGCGGAGTACGATAAAAACGTAAGTTAGTTTCACTTAACACGCAAAGATAACTTTGATCAGCAGCATACTCCCAACTAAATGTTTTAACATTACTAGAAGGACTTGCAATTACTGACTTTAAATTAAACTCGCCAACACGAAGTGAATAGCCTTGACCGACCACAAGGTCTGTTACAATGCGCCAGTATCGGTGTTGTTGCCCATCAATTTTAACTCTGTGATTTCGCTGAGAAGTGTCATTAATGCGGAAACTACCAACCTCAAACCAATTATTAAAGTTGTCTGAATACTCAATAAAAATGTTAGCGGCAATATTATCTGTATTCGCATTTAACAATATTGTAGTATTTCTAACATCAATAAACAAATACTCCGAGGGAGTTATGCCTACATCATATTGTGCTACTAACCATTTAGGTGTAGCACTAACATTCGCATTAGCTATTGAATAAGTATTGTCATTACCATCATTAAGATTTGCAGGAGTTCCACCATTAGCTCCAGTTGTAGGCGTGTAGGTTGTTTGTCTAACAACTGTACCCTCAATAGAATCTATAAACTTAGTTCCAGGTCTGCGCTTAACACCACCTTGAGGTACGATAACTACGTTTTCGGCATCCTGTGCGCCCTTGTAGTATTGCTCAAGATCGGTACGGCCTTTAAGTAATGGTGACAACTCACCACTGGCAAAGCTGGTTTGCTGAAATTGTGACTTAGGCATTAGTACCTCACGTTAATAAATGGGCGATCCTGAATTGCTATTTGGGGATGTTGCTGTGAATCAGTGTAACGAGCCATGCGACTAGCGTTTAGATATTGGTTAGCTAGTAGTTGCATAGAAGAAGCACTGTCACGAATAGATGGAGCAAAGTCCATAGCCAAGGCATACTCAATCATCTTGGCAAAATATGCGGGCCATGCAGACTCTTCAGGCTTACGGATATAATCACAGAAAAGTGTACCGCTGTAATTGCAGTAAACATTACTGTTTATAATTTGGTATGGAACGCTTGGATCAATTTTAATTAATGTCAGCGTATCAGCAGGAAGCGTATATGAAGTTTGCCACTCATTACCTACTGGAGCAGCTGCATCTTTACTAAGCTCTGCAATGCTACGAGCAAAACCCCAGCGATGCTTGCTAAGTTCGTTCTCAATGATATTGTCATACAGGCTTGTGGCTACAACCTGAGCGCGAGTACCGCTAGTCAAGGATGTCAGTGGCACATCGCCAATCAGAATAAGTGCATTGTTAATTAACGATAGCTTACTGTTTGCCATAGGGAACCTTTAGTCTTGAAAGAAAGGGGCCACCGGAGCAGCCCCATTCAGTTTTACTACTTACGCAGTGATTACTACGCCAGCGCCACAAACAACAGTAGTACCGTCATTTGACTCAACGTATGAAATACGTCCAGTAGGAGTTCCACCAGTAGTACCGACAACAATAAGTACGTCACCAGCATCTAGCTCGTCCTTAGCAGAAGCAAAGTAGTTAGTGTCTGCTACAACAGCAGAAGTAGCATCAGCAGTAGAATACTGCCAAGTAGCTCCACCAACACCAGAACCACCAATTCGGCATAAGCCGTCTCTTGAAAAAGCCATGATAATATTCCTTATGCAGTTTTGAGGTATTGAACTTTAACGATACCAAGACCATCGCGTGATACAGCGCCAGCCTTCAACATACCGTTACACAACCAAGAAGTACGATCAGCAATCCAATCAACGTCAGTCTTAATGTCGATACCAATTGCAAGACCAACAGCGTCTTGAGAGAAGAAGTATGAATCAACTACGTTAGCTGCTTCAGTCAAACCACCTTCAGCACGATCTTCAATAATTACAAACTTGAAGCCACCGAAAGTATCAACGTCACCGTTGACCAGAGCTTTAACATTGTTGTAATCAACAGAGCTGATCTTCTCTTCGTTAAGCATACCACCCAAACCTTTTGCTTCAATAGCAGCATACAGGTTAGAGTTAGGAACACCTTTAGAGCGAAGCGCAACTTGAGCAGCAACAATCTTTTCAATGTTCAGGTTAGAAGCAGTTCCGCCAGTGTCTTTACCAACAGTGTCAGCATAAGTAGTTTCTGCGTCCATTGCATCAATGACAAGCTGATCACAGCGACGACCAAGAGACTGTGCGATAGTGCTTGCAAGTTCCTGCTTTTCGTCAAAGTTTACAGTCTGAGCATCAAACATATCTGTGTATTCTGGAGCATTCCAGTTTTGCAGAGTTGCAGTTGCGAAGCCGTGAGAGATGTCCATAGGAGTTACTAGATCAGAAGTAGACTTCTGGTTAGCTAGACCCTTACCCATGTTACGGAATTTGTAGGTGTCACCTACTACGTTGTTTCGTACAGTTACAGCGCCTTTCAAAAGGCCAGCGTTTTGGTATGCGTGTTTAACAAGACTGTCAAACTCCGTTACCGCTACGGATGATAATACTTTACTCATAATGATTTCCTCGAAAAAGAGTAATAAATAATAAAAAGTTTTTCAAGGTTTTAGCTGAGTACCCGAGTAAACTTGGTCAGCATTCAACCTAAATTTACTGGGCCTTAATAGAAAGGGGTGTCCAGTGTGCCGATTATACACCTTTCACCCCATAAACTCAACCGCCAAAGGTACGGGTATGAGCCTTGTCGCCACCAAATTCCTGCATCATCTTCTGGATTTTGGCTTCATGGTTAGCATCAATGCTACGGAGGAGCTGTCCATTTTCGTTTTTCATAAACATCTGGGTTTCAATATCACCCCAGGTCATGCCTGTCGGATGCTGTCCACCATCAATAGGTAGCTTAGTCGGTGCAGTAGCACGAACCAAATACTCTACCAGCTCAATAGATTTAGCATCAGTTACTAGATCACGAACCACTTCATAGTCGTCAGCATCTAAGTTGTTCTTTAGATAGCCCTCAACATTCTTAATACGCTCTCCGGCATTGTCACCCAGTCGTGCAATCTCTTGCTCTTGGGTAACTTGTTCTACCGCTTCACTCTGTGCTGTTAACAATTCCCAGGCATCACCAAAGGCTTCTTGGCTCATACCTGTCTTATCAGCAAACTCAGTTAGCTCTTGCAGCAGGGCATCGTCAGGCTCAATTCCTTCTGGGCCAGCATAGCCATCTTTTGGTGCGCCAGTAAAACCACCGAACTTCTTCTCTAGTTCAGTATAGGCTTTGGCTTGTTCAGCAACAGACTTATACTTGTCGCCTTTGTACCATTCGGGACTATCACCTGTACCCTTGATACCATCGGATAAAAAATACTCACCTTCACCTAGTTCGGGCGTACTTGCATCCAACAGGGTTTCGCTTGTTGTTTCTTCTATTGCGGCCTGTTCTTCAATCATAAATATTCCTTACAATATTTCAGCTTGTTGCATTTGGTTGATAATAAATTTAACAACTCCCGACTCACCGTTATGGTAAGCAGCCTCGTAATCAACATTGGAAGCACCAAAGGGGGTGTCGTTATTGAAGATAAACCTCCGCGTCATGTCCTCAAGTACGCGCTTCCCGATGTCACCTGAGAAGCACTTATTGTACGCTTGAGCCAATTCAGCAGCGGCCTGTCTTTTTTCTGCATTGACCACCTTTGCATCTTCTGCATTAGTGGTCGCTTGATTAATTGTATCCCAACTCATAGAGCAGTTTGTCCTTGTTGCGGTGGAGCAGCCTCAACATTCATGCCCTGCTGTGCAGCTTGAGCGCCAGCCTGAATAATCTGTTGCTTCTCACTAGCACTTCTAACTAGCTCGGCAGGCATACCAGTCTTATCGGCAACCCACGTTCCAAAGTCTTCTAGCTTAAATCCAATCTTAGCCTGATCTGGGCCAGCAGTCTGAAGCACGAACTGTACGGCTTGTTGTACGTTAAGAATGTCTTCACCGTCCTGCGCTCTTGCCAATGGTGACATAAACTTAATAGCGACCTGACGACCATCTAGCTCAATAGGAGTAATGATACCACGGCGAGTAAGTATAGATGCAACTCGTTTAATAATGGGAATCAATACTTCGGTCTGTAATCTGCCGAAGGCAGAGCCGATGCGTTTTGCCAATTCACGCGACTCGATGGCAACCTCAGTGGCGGATCGCACAGCACCAGAAGGATCACGAAGATCGTTGAATAGGGCTTTCTTGATCGACATTTGCATTTCACTGATCTGGAACTGGGCAAGTTGTAAGTTTGATCCTGTATCTAAACGCTGAATAGATGGGTTGCTGCTGTTGTTAGAACCAACTGGAATAACAATGCCTGGGCTTATATTCAAATTGTAGGGGTTAGTTACACCATCGTCGGTTGCCGTATACATACCTGCCAGGTCAATAGCGGCCTTCTGGAGTACAAACTCTTTGGCCTTGTTCAGTGAGCGTACGTCTGGAAGTGCCTGTAGTGCTGGGCCACGACCTCTGATCTCACCAGCTACCTTACTATAGCGACCTGTCACCCAGGGGCTAGAGTCGCCAAAGTCCTGCATCCAGCTAATACGGTCTTCAGTGGCTACCCATACGCAACCATAGTAGGTCTTACTCTTGGGCATATAGACAACACCCTCGCGCACATCGACATCAGTGTCTGGCTTATCCTTGATGACCTGCTTCATCTTCTCTGATGGTTCGAAGCCTTTCCAGTAACGCTCTAGGTTACGAGCCTTTACCTTAAATCGTCGCCAGTGCGTTTCGATATTACCTTGTGGGCCTTCCTCAAATGCTATTCCCTTCTGCGGAATGGCGTTAAAAATGAGGGGCATCTCGTCGCTCTCGTCTTCATCAATACGAAGTGTGCCTGTACCAATAAGAAGATCGAGGGAATGCTCATAGAACTGAGTAGCAAAGTTAGATCGGTTGATGTAATCAAAAATAATCTCAGCCTGATTCTGCAAGTTAGCCTCAATGTCTTCCAAGCTAACATCAAAGTTACCTTCCTCAAGCTGCTTAACAACTAAATCAGATGGCTCAAAGGTAGCCCAGCGTGACCAGATAGGGGCAATGTTTTCTTGTAGCTTGCTTGCGCCCTGCTGGATTGCCTCAAGTGCAGTAGAGTCAAAAATACGATCCATCTTCTGCTGGCCTGGAGCATAGTCTTCAAACAGATTGCGGTTAGGCAGAAAGTATTCGTAGGCATCGTCTAGCGTACTGTGCCACATGGAAGCACGTTTAAATGCGTCATTCTCTCGTTGCTTTAAGTCCTTCAGTGAACCAAGCTCTTTAGGTAATTCCATTATTTTGTAACCTTTTTAACTGATTTTTTTGCGCCTTTTCCTATCAAAGAACCAGCCTTTACTCCTTTACCCACAGCTGAAGCACTGAAAGCTGCGCTCATAGCCCTTTTAAATAAACCACCTGATCGTTTAGGGATTTTTAAAACTTTACCTCCAGACATTCGAAAGCCTTCAGTAATCATTGGACCTGCTGGCGCTTCAGCTTGCTCCATAGGCCGACCAAGCAAGGATGCCTTGCCTATTTTCTTTTGTGCAATAGACTTTAATCTACGTTCGCTTGATGCTGTTTCTTCATTAAGCTGCTCTCGTTGCATTTTTTCCATTGCTTTTTGTTCTGCTGTTGGTTTTGGTGCTTTGCCGCTGCCCATGCCTTACCTCTGCATATATTTATATAGTTGATAGGGAGTCCATACAAAAGGATGGTTAATACCTAAGAACTGCTTAACATGACCAACACAAGTGTTGAGCATGAATAACCTTTTCTTATTGTCCTTTTTTACATAACTCACGGTTATATCTGTTGGCCCAATTATATCATTTATATGGTTGACATTATACACCCTAACCTGCTCTGTCACTTTTTCGTACACAACATACTGCCCATTAGAAGGCTCAATAACTAGGCAATGTTGGTAGTCGTTATGCAGGAACCTAGAGTACCACCGCCCTGTGTTACCTCTAAAGACTACATAGGCATTATCAAAAGACACTAAAGTTTACCTTTGCTGTGTGTGGCTTTGCGAAACCTTGATCTCGACGGAGAGCAGAGCGACCTTCACCTTCACCTTGGAGGGCATACTCAAGCGCCTCTACTGGGTGAGAGTACTCGTTCTTGTCTGGTTGATCACTGTAGCGTTCGCCACTCGTTTGCACACGACGATAACAGAAGCCACCTTGCAAGCCCTTACGAATCATAGAGGCTTTGGGCAGGACAATGAAGCGAGGCTTACCATCCATACACATCTCTTTCATAGGTACTTCTAAAGCGGCTCGGCGTTTCAGGGGATCGTTAGACTCTGTTGGTTGACAGGGTATACCAGCGGCTCGCATGATCTGGAATGGAGTCTCACTGTTGGACTGATTCTTATTGGAACCAGAGGGATCACCCCAGCCCTTGAAGTTGCAGCCAGGATAAGTCTCTTCAATATAACGTTTTAGGGTAGGCGCAAAGTCTACTGCACCGGAATCAGTGAGCACCATTTCATCAAAGCAGACCCAACGCCCGATAGCAGTACGCTGAAGAAAGGCACAAGCAGGTGTACGACCAAAGTCAAAACCCAGAATGATAGGAGTGTCCTTGTCCGGTGTGAAGTCCATATGGGATGCGTGAACAGAGTCCGTATACATCGGGTGAACCGGCTTACCGTTAGACACAAAGCCGTACTCATTAGCAAGATTAACTTTAATCCAGTCATGTGTTTTACCTGATAGTCCGCGTTTGTAATAGTTAGCAGGGAGGTTGGGCAGGTTCTCCGCTTTGTCGTTTACCTTCCAAGTTTCCCCATCCTTATACACGCCGCCAGGTTGACGATGGAATGCCCAGCCTTCGGGACGCTCAATCTCTGCCAGCTTGTAGTACCAATGATCTTCATCGGGTGCGTTACTGTCACCTAACACGCCATGATGCGTAGGTTTGATTCCCTCCTTGGGGGAAGGATAGCGACCATGACGTAGATCAAGCATATCGAGAACGGCCTTAGAATGCTCTTTCGTCTCGTTTAGCCACACCCATGTACACTGGATACCCCTAGCCTTCTTAACGTGCTCAGGGCGGTCAAAAGCGATGAATATGACCTCTGATTTAACTGAGGTGCCATCTTCTAGCCGGAAGCTGATGTAATGGGTAGGCGGTTCTTTGTTACCCTGACGGAATGGGCCAAGGTCTTCATGGATTTCTAGCCAATCTTTAATGGTTGTGGAGAACAGTTCTGAGTAGGTGTTTCGACAGGCAATGATACGGCTAAGGCGTACACCATAGTTCTTGTGTCCGGGGGTCATCACGGGAGCTTGTTCGGTCATCAGGTCGAATAGCTTGAGGATAGTTTGAACGGTCTTACCGGAACCTAGTGGCCCCATGATGAAGGAGTTCTGAGAGCGACAGTCAGCGTAGTCTTGTAGCACCTGGCCTTGTGGCCCCATACAGTATTCAATGGTAGGCATTACTTTTTGCTCCAATCTATTTGGTCGTACATGGACTTGTACTTGGCGCGTGTCTCAGGGGTTGACGTTCTGTTGCCGCTACCCTTACCACCGTTTAGGTTGGCATGGTGATTAGGGAAGTGTTCTTTCTGCGTCTCTTTGTCTAGCTTATGTACCAGACTCTTACCTTTAGCCATTACTCTTCATCCTCATCATCGACAGCGGCATTAATAATTGCCTCTACCACGGGGTCTACATCTACAACCTCGGCCTCGATAGCGTCAGTACCACCATCAAAGCGTTTACGTTGGATAGCAACTACAGCACCTTCGTCAGCTCTAATCTCTACAGCCTTTAGCTTAGGCTCAGTATACTCGGCAACCTTACTCCAGGCATTAACAGCAGCATTAAGAGCAGTCACATCACCTTCTTCTTCAGCAATGTAGTCTAGCTTACTAGCAGCTTCTGCCATCTTCAAGATAGGATGGAACTGTTCACCGTACATATCCTGTAGTCGAGCCAGCAAGAACTTCTTATTCTTATTGGGTATTCCTATACGAGACATATATAACCTTTACACTCGTGAATGTTGTTGTTTTTCAGTTTCTAAATAGTCATCTGACATTCTATCTTCTACAATATAAATCAAATCAGTCATACCAACTTGGTCTCTATCAAAGAGATACACTGCAAACAACTCAATCAACTCAATATCCATCTCATGGACTTCTTCATCGGTCACTATCTTAATCATAACACTTCTCATTTTCGGTAATTTTTTTTTGCGAGAGACATATATATATAGTACTCGGCGGCCTTCGGGAGGGGGGTACCTCTCGGCTGCACCTGCCTTATTATTACGTGCGCATCACTTACCTGGTTATCCATACAGTACTGGTTGCCTATACAGTATCTGCTGCACCACTTATACAGTAGTAAATGGTATGGGTTCCCGTCAGATTCTCAGCTCTATTTTGTGATAAAACCTATTTCACCAATCACTATAATTATATGCCCTTGTTTCTCTTATCCTTTTCCTTTTACCCGATTGTACAAAAAATGATCAATTAATGCAATAGATGTAACCTTTGGTAACACTTTTAGATTAATTTTCACTATTTGAAAGAAAAACACCATTTACACTTGTATATCTTGATTAGTTCCTTTAGAGTTCAGCCATCACTTACAAAAACAAAGGCAAACATTATGCATAGTTATCAAGATGGAACAGGCAAATGGCACTCTCAGTATATAGAGTTAGTAAAATCAAAAAGCGCTGAAACGCTCAGATATGTTATCGAAGATTGCAAAAAGGCAATTCAAGTTAATCCCGAAAGTAAAAACAATCTAAAATATTTGGACGAGATTCTTTATTGTTCTGCTGAGTTAAAAACAAGAAAGGATAAGTAAATTTATCAGTACCATTCTAACCAGTGGTACTTATTAAACTTATTTAAACCAATACAAAAAAAGGTGAAATGATGCGAAAGTTTAGCCAATCAAAAAAGCCAATAGTAAAGCCAAAAGAAAAAGGCTTTGTTCTATATGA